GCCGATGATCTGCACGTTCTTGGAGATCCTATCGCCGATCCGGTTCGGCTGGTACTCCAGGAGGATGATGTCGGCGATCTCCAGCGCCAGCACTTTCGTCTGATCAGCGGTGCCGAGTCCGGCGAGCTCGACGCCCATCGTGTCGAAGCGCAGGTCTGGCTCGTCATACTTCTTGGCGAGGAACGTGGCGAGCGCGGCGGCGTTTGCGTCGGTGTCGATTAGCAGCCCGTTGTAGTCGAGCGACGTGATGCCGTACTCACTCTGCGACGCTGATCCCGCAGCCGTCTGGATCGAGCCACCTAGTCGGGCGATGTTCACGCGGTTATAGAGGAGCTCGGTGCCGTATGACACGGTAATGTCGGTGTACGGGATCGTCGTGCCGCCAGCATCAGAGAACGTCACCGTGCCGATTGTCGCGCCGGCGTTCCGATTCTTGAACGTAACCGCGTTGGCCTTCGACATGAACAACTGACCAGGCTCGGACGCCTCGATCAGCTGCAAGTACCCCAGCGCATCCGTGCCAGCATCCACCACGTCGGCGAGTAGCGTCTGCGCGCCCGTGTCAATATTGCGAAGCGCGGCAGGCCAATCGATCTCGCTCCGGTTCAAGATCGCGTTGATACGCGCGCCAGACGTCTGACTCGTCGCCGTGTGCGCTGCAATCTGCTGACCGCCAAACGTGATGAATCCGTCAGCCGCGACCGCGCCAGCCGTAGACTCGCCCGAGATGTTGTAATCCAAGCCCCAGTCCTCGATGATGCCGGTGAATTGGACGGCAGTCGACGCGGCGATGATCGTCGAGATCTTCAGGTTCCGCCGCGGCTTGATATCCGGGTAGTACGGGCTCGCTTCATAGAACGGATCGAACGCTCTGTCCTGATTGTTGAAGGTGATATTGGCGACGCCGGTCTGGTAACGATCCAACTCGCGCGACCTGCCACGCGTGATCGACACCGAACGCACTCGATCCGTAACGTCATAGTCCAGCGTCCCGCCGAAACGGTATTCGGTATTGTCGAAGATGCTCTGCGGATTCGCAGCTATAGCCTCTGGCGTATTCGTCGCCGTCCCTGATCCCCACAGAAAGAACGGACCACCCTGGCTCGACGTGTCAAACCCGATCTGGACTAGCAGGCTCGGAGTCGCCACCTAGTTCTTCCTTAGACTGCGCGTCTGCGTGCCACCGTTCGTCGAGACACCAGCCGATGTGGCTTGGATCTGCGGACCAGCGAACACCTGCCCGTTGCGCTTCTCAAACTTCTTGATCGACTCGACGATCGTGCGACCGAGCTCGTCAGGATTCGTGCCGAGTCCCGCATTGACGACGATGTTGTACGTCGCCCCTCCGCCGCCACCACCAACAGCCTGCCGCAGAATGTTCATAGCCTCACTCGACCCCAACGGAATCACCGCCTCGCGACCAGCCTCACCAGCCGTAAAGACTTGCTTCTTCAAGATGCCGCCGGCAGCCAGCATCGTAGGCTTGACTGGCTTCTTGTTCGCCTCTGCCCAGTCAGACATGATCGCGTTGATCTCTCTCTGCTCGGCTGGCGTGATCTTCGATCCGCCCGGCGTGTTCTCGCCACGCCTAAACTGCTCCGCCGCATCGCGACGCGCGTCACGCTTCCTCTCCCACGCGGACAGTTTGGATTCGTACGCCGCCTGTCGCTTCGCATTCTCAGCATCACGCGCAGCAATTGCTACGTCACTCTGTGCGCCGGCGACGGTAGATCCTGCGGGTGCCTGGACGCCTGCCGCACCGGAAGCGATACCTTGAATCTCTGTCACCAGATTAGCCAGCGCGCCCTTGAAACCCGCGACAAATGCGATGCCGAGACCATCGCCAAAGTCTTGCCCGATGATGGCGTTCAAGTCGGTGGCGAACTGTTGCGCGCCGATCGTCCCATTGTTGAACGACTGAATGAGATCATCGATCTTGCGCTGATTGGCGTCCTGCGTAGCCTTGACTTCCGAATCAAGCCGGTCGGCGGTCTGGTTGTCGATGTAGTCGTTCAGTTCGCGGGTAGCCGCTGCACGATCCTCATCCGTCGTGGCCATCGCTACCGCCTCGGTCAGCCGCGCCTTCTCGCGCGCATCCGCCTCACTCTTCAGACGCGCCCGAATTGCAGCGGCTTCTTGCGACTTGCCACCGGCCGCACCGATGCGCTCCAAGAATCCGCCGATCTCCGAGCCAAGCCCGGAAAGGCTAGCGCGCGCGGTCTTTATTGCATCTTGGATCGGATTGACAATGATGATGTCGAACAGCGGCTTGTAGAGCTTCCTATCGAGTCCAACTTTCTCTTTTGCTTTCGTGAGCATGTTGAGCAACGCGCCACCAACTAGGCTGATTGACCTACCAATCTCCTCCACGATTCCAAGGATTAGGTTGGCTGCCAGCGTCGTGCCGCTGATTCGGAACGTAAACTGAAGAACCGCAAACGCCTTGCTGAATACATCACTAAGTGCGGAGCCAGCCGTCTTTCGACCCTCGGACGTAAGAGTGCCGACCAATCCCTTGATTAGATTCCTACCGGCTTGCCTTGCGCGGGGCTCCAGGTTGTCGAAGAACTTGGCGAATTGTTCGCTACCAGCAAGCGTGAATGTGATCGTGCCGGTCGTGTTGACCGAGGTCTTGGAAGTCGTCCACCACTCGTACAGGTTCCGAAACTCACGGCCAGCAGCATCGCGCAACTTCTCGACGACGAAACGCACCTTGCCCTCAAACGTCGGGCGCGCGGAAAACTGGCGCACGAAGTCGAGCAGCGACTTTGTGGCACGCGACAGGTACGGGATAAACACCGTGACGAGTTCGGCTGCCGTATTGCTAAACGTCTGCTTCAGAATGTTCAGCTGCCCCGGTAGCGTCTTGCCTGCCGCCTTCGCACTCCCGGCAAACTGGACTTCCAGTTCCTTCAGGATCATCTTCTGCGCGCCGATGACGTTGCCAGAATCGACGAGCGCCTTGATCGTATCCTTCTGCGAAGCGGTGAATTGGACGCCAGCCTTCGACAACGCTCCGACACCCTTCACGGGATCGTTGAGCGCCTTACCGACCAAGATCGCAGACGAGCTCAGATCCTTGCCCATCGCCACGGATAGGTCGAGCATCGCCACGGTAGCCTGGTCAAAGATCTTATTGCCAGCCCCCGTCTCGTTGCGGATCTTTGTGAACGTCAGCAGCAAGTTCTGACCAGACTGAATCGCCTCATCGTCTACGCCCGACAGTTTCATCAGGCTCTCAGACATCGTGCCGATCTGCTTACTGGTGACATTCGCAGCGCCACCCGTCGACCTCAACACCGCGCCCGTCTGCGCCAACACCTTCTGCGCGCCCATAAACTCGTCGATCCCGATCTTCAGCGTGGCAACAAGTCCACCGAGCGCAGCTGCCCCGCCAACCAGCGCAGCCATCTTGCCAAACTTGCGGAGACCGCTAGTGCCTTGATTGAGTCCGCGAACCAGTCCCGACGTGTCGGCAATGATGGGAACGATGAGAGCCATACCAACAGTCTAACAGCCAAGACGTAGGCAACTTGTGCGCCCAAACTTTGTATAGCGGACTTGACGAGTGGTGCTTTTGGCGGTATCTTTATCGCATGGCAACCACCACACCCCAGGAGTAGACAATGAGCAGCATGAGTAACCTCGCAATTCGCTACGACGAGATCAAAGCGACCCGCCCCACCGTCGCGCAGATCAAAGCAATGATAAAGACGACGACTGACCTAGACGAGTTGTATGTCTTGGAGTCAGTCATGCAAGACATCGCGGACGAACAGCCCGTCGATATGGGCGCCGAGTATCTAGCAAACGGCTGGACGATCATCGGCGTCGGCGGCGACAAGCGACCCGTCGGATCGTGGCGCGTTGGTGGCTGGAACCGAATTAGCCCGACGAGTTCGCGGAAAAAAGTCTCCAGCAAAAGTGCTGGCGTCGGAATCGTCACGGGTCCCAGCGGTCTAGTCATCATCGACCTCGATACTCACGAAGCGATGAGCGAATGGGTCGATCGCTTCGGCGCGATCACCACGCGCACCGCACACACGCCACGCGGTCTGCACATCTACTACACGTCACCCGAGGCAAGCAGCCTGAAGCCGCGGACCAACGTCCTGCCTAACATCGACGTGCGAGCCGGAGAGTCTTACGTCGTCGCACCGGGCAGCACTCTCGACGGTGGCAGCTATGCGTGGGGAAACGATAATCCAATTGAGGATCTACCAGCCGACGTGTTGCGCCTGATCCGCTAGATACGCTGCTGCATTCGTAGGTTCACGATGCGCGAAGTGCGGTCAATGCTCAGACGAAAGTTCATCTCAATCTCAGAACGACGCGCAACGACAGACGGCCACAAGCCACGCTGCGCTTCGTAACCACCACTCGACCTAGTGAGCGCTTCATCGAAAGCGATACCACGCTGCCGAGGTGGCTTATACTTGCCGCGCGATCCTGCCTGATCCCAGATCGCGCCGCCGGCATTAGATTGGGTCAGATTGATACTTGCGTAAGAACCAGTCATACCCTTGACGCGCTTAGCTGCGCGGACACTAACCTTCAGCCCCCGGATCGCACGGGCGCGAGAATAACCAGTCCGCCCTTTTGATCCCCAATGACTTGCCGCGACCTCTGGCATCCGTGCTGCGGTCGCAGCAAAAATAGGCTGCGCCTGCTTCGTCAGATCCTTCTTCAGCTCCTTGACGAGATCAGGGTTGAACTTCCGCAGCTCGCGGAGCGTCTTCTGCAAACCCTTCACTTCGCCCGCTCTAGCCATACGTTCAGTCTACCGGTTGCTGTGAACGCTTCGCCAACGAATATAGCCGAGCATCGTCCAGAGCATTCGCTCCGTCTCCAGCATCAGCACGCTAGGCGCTATTCCGGTTTCGACGGCAAGACTGGCGACGAGCCAATGGCTGCTGGACTCTCCGAGAGCTCTAAAGGGACTTCCTCGGCCCCTTCAATCTCATCCAGCGTGGCGACCCAATCCATGAACTCCAACGTGGTCGCGCCCGTGCGCTTCTGCGAATGCCAAGCCAGCCACACGAAGTCGCGCGCGAAGATCGAATCGCCACCCATCGTCGAGGACGGTCGCTCGAAGCGATCCTCCCACGCCACGATATCGACTAGTGCAGCCCGTACGACGACGCTGTCCTTGCCTGTCTCTTTGATCTTGAATTGTAGTTCCATGTCCAGCCCTCCCTGGGCGTAGAGGTTACGCGATCAGACTAAGCGACGGCCTTTGTGACCGTCCCGCTCACCGGAAATGCCACGTCGACCACGGCCAACTCTCCCACAGCCCCGTTTACAGGACTCCACGAGTTCACCAAAATTGTGGCCGAGTAGCTAGGCGAAGCCGTCGAAACAGCCGTGCCGTTTGGCTTGACAACGATGCTCGTCGTGCTGCCGATCAAAGGATAGACGAGACCTTCAATAGCACTAAAATCTTGGTGCATTGAAAGGGAGATCGTCGTGTCGAGCAGGCCGCCAACTCGGGTCTTTCCGTTGCCTGGACCGAATGCCGTCGTATCAATTTCATCGACCGTGGTCTCAATCTGAACGCTGGCGACATTCGCCGAAACGTCGGTGCCAGCGAGAACGATGTTCGCGTTAGTGAGAACGAGCTTAGCCATATGGTTTTACTCCTCCTCGGAGCCGGACACGTCGGGTTGTGCTTTCATTGTAGACGACGATTCTGGCGCTTTGACAATCACGCGCCCAGACTCGATCATCACGTCCAAGCGATCCACGTCGGACGCCTTGACCTCTTGCCCCTCGGTCTTGCCGGCAACAATGAAGCCGGGTGCCACGATAAACTTTGCCATCGTCAAACTCCTTAGGTGTAGACCAGTACGCGGAAATCAACTGACAGATACAGCGTGTCGTTGCCGTCAATCGTGCCGATCGTGCCAGCCGACTCCACGATGCACGTCTGCACGACGCCGCCAAGCGTGGTATCCGCTTCGATTGCGGCACGAATGCCACCCGAGCCGTAGCCGAGGTAAGTGTCGAGCAGATCCTCGGCAGCGCGCTCAGACGCGCGACCAACTACGACTGTCAGCGTGTACGTCTGAAGTATGGAACCGGCCCCCATAGCGCCGTGATAGTCAATCGACTGGAGCGAGGGGAAAGCGAAGGGTGCGTTGAGATTGTCGGGCTGCCGATCATACGTGCGTAGTCCCGTGATCGTTGCGGCAGCTGTGGCGAGTGCCGTCTTGACTTGCCCGACGGTAGCCGTCATCGGAACAGACGCATCTTCTTGTATGGCTCGACGAGCATCTGAACGTCGGGATCTAGGAACCGGCTGACGCGTACCACGCCGAAGTCTCCGAAGCCGGCGACACCGAGTGGCGAGTCGTAACGCTTGAAGTGACGCGCTGCCTGGAGGATCGTCGCCTGCACAATTGCTACTGGAACCGCCGGCCATCCCCAGACGCCGGTGATCTTTACGAGCGCCTGCTCGCCAAAGTTGGCGGAGACCATTGGGAACGCGTAGTCGCCGACTGCGCGAATGCGATCGTACGCCCACGGGATGCCGTCGAGATTGCCGTTCAGCGGTTCGAGCTGGTAGTCAGTCACCGCGAAGGTAACGTCGAAGATGCCGTCTGCCTGCGTCGAGGTCTGGATCGTGATTGCCGTTCCGGCAAGATCGTCGACGGGACAATACAGCGGATCGGGTGCGGTGAATAGGCGCGTAGCCGTACCGGCCGAGTAAAAGTTCCGCAGCGTATACCCGTCAATCAGACGCGATGCTGCTTCGACACTACCCTCAATCAGCGTGTCGTCCGTGCTGTCAGTAATCCGCAGTGCAGCCTTGACTTGTGCGAGCGTGCAGTAGCCATTGGTGATCGCCATGCCTATATTCTACAGCGCCGCAGATAGGTTCTCGCCGTGGAAGCGATAGACCCACGTCACGAACGGAACGCACACGAAGCGAGCGCCGGCGTCGAGGGCGCGTATCCAGAAATCCCAATCCTCAAATCCGTGCGCCGCGTCCGTCCGCCAGCCGAGCTCGCTGCATAGTTCGGTGCGGATCAGCGTGGTTGCGGGGATGTAGTTGCCAGCGCGTAGCCTGTCCGCGTCGAAGGGTGCCGAAGGATTCCAACCACCTCGCCCAGTCACTTCGCAGTAGGAATACACCACGTCGGCATCAGTATGCCCGGCGAGCAACTCTAGATGACGCGGCAGCATCAGATCATCATCGGCAATCTGCGCGACCCACTCCGCACCAGTCTCGATGGCAGCCGGTAGCATCGAGTTGAGGCAGGCTGCTGGACCGATTCGCTGATAGTCCAGGTGGATGATGTGGGCGACGGGCTGGAGTGTTTGCGCCATGACTGACGCGACGCACTCGGATCGAAGATCAACGCGGCTCGGCAGGCTCGGTGTGACGACAACTACGCCCATAACCGCCGCGTGCCTGCCTGCCGATCCCTCAACCCAGCCCAACGCTCCCAGACGGACTCGGATAGAACGCTTGCAGAATACTCCGCCGGCAGACTACGATCCTTGCTGGTGTTCGATCCGAGCAGCCGGGTCGGAGATCCCGCCACCTTTGCAAACGGATCAACATCCTTGACGACGCTGGAGTTCAATCCGACCATTGCCCTCTCGCCAATGATGATCCACGGATGCGTCACGACGCCCTGCCCGAAGGTTGCCTCGTCATCGATGATCGTGAAGCCCCCGAGGATGCTGAAGCTTCCCATCGTGACACCGCGTCCAAGTTGCGAATCGTGAGCAATATGCGCGCCAGCCATAAGCAGCGAATCAGCACCGACGATCGTTGGGCGCACGATGCCCTGGTGGATCTGGACAAACTCTCGGATGCACGCACCATCGCCAATCGTTACGCCCTCGGCGCGATGCTTGGAGTCGAGCGAGCAGGGATACGATCCGCGATGCTGCGCCGGCGCCCCAATCACCGCATACG